CGGACATTAAATCACTATTAGCAATTCTAATAACATCAAATTGAGCGAGAAAATCCCAAACATGCCAATTACAAATAGCAGTCCTACCTTGGATAAACAAAATATTAGCGGAAAATTTTTGATCTCGTCCACCAATTCTATACGTATTAGTAGTAATACTATTACTTAAAATTTCATGGGCATTGCAGTCTATATATGCTTCACTAATGGGCATATACTGTTCCACTTTAATATTCGGTTTACTCATTGTTTTAACATCGCCCGAAACACCATGTTCAACTCTAACAGCAGGTTTCAAATTAGTTTTAACATCTCCCGAAACACCATGTTCAACACGAACAGACGGTTTAGCACTAGTTTTAAAATCTCCAGAAATAAACCCTTCAGCTTTAAGAGCACCAGGCCTAATCCAAGAATAAACTTTATACATGGCAATAGTAGCTGTCAAAATTCCAATTATATATTTAAGATTGTTCTTAATTACATCTCCCAAATCACTAACAAATTGACGAATAGACTTAGTTACAGATCGCGCCTCCAATACTTCTTGAGGAGTAGCAATGTCACTTGCACTTAATTCAAATCCTGGTTGTTGTACCATATCAGCCAATTCAGAAATTTTATCTTCTTGAGAAGGTATCATTTTAGGTCTTAACTCAATTTTATTTTGCAAAACAGTAACTACAAAATCCCAAATGGATTCTGATTTCCTAATAAAATTATTAATTTGAAATTTTTCATCAAAAGTGACATTATCTTCATATAAGTCTGAAGGAAAATCTCCGCGAGCATACCAACATGCTAACATCTCATCCACAGGACTCATATAAACTTGGGCTTTAGGCAAATCTTTAAATTCAGAATACTCAGCTTCATCTTTTAACCTTTTAAATCTCTTCTCCATTGCAGCAATTCTAGTTTGAGAATGTCCCAATTTTTTATCATAATTATATTTAACTAATTTAATCATTTGATTGTATGTTAAAACAACGGGTTCAAAACTATCTCTTTGTTGCATTGGTGCAAATTGTGCGCTATTACCTTCTCCACCAATGCGAATATAAGGTACAAATCGATACACATGTTCTGAAACACCATCTTCACCAGGATGTAATTTAGCTACTTTATCAGCATCTATGCCACCATGAGCATTCTTATATTTAGGGTCAATTGAAATTTCAAACCTTAAATCTATACGCCTAACAAAAGCTTCGGGAAAAGTCATTGATTGGATGTTGTAGCGAACGCAATTTGAAGTTAACAATATCATTTTAGAATTGAAATAAGTACAGGCCTTTTCTTGCAATGTAGCCATATGCAAAGGCCACTCAGCAATATTACACGCATAAATCAATTCCATAAATTCTTCATTAGGTTTAGTTTGGGAGTCTTTTCCTTGCCCAAAATCATCATAAACGCACATCAAGTGTTTACCTGGTTTATATCCATCAAAATATTCGTTAGAAGTTTTCCTATAATACATGTGTTCAACTGGACTACCTTCTGCATTCTCCCAAACACACAAATCAGCTGCCAAAAAATATGGTACATGTGATTTTCCACACCCAGAAGCACCAAAAATTTGAATGACTAGAGGTTCAGGTCTAGGTCCAGAACCATGTCCACCATATATCTCAGCTTTTTCTATAATCTTTTCCAATTTTTGGAAATACTTATCAAAAACTCGCATTCCAACAATTGAACATTTAGATCGAATTAAACGTTCATGTATATTACATCCCATTGTACGAGTATCTAATAAATATCTCATTTCAGATGGATTATCTCTCAATTCAACCATAGAATCTGCATGATTCTTCAATATTTTATTAACTCTATGTATAAATACTTCAACTTCCTTTTCAAACATTTCAAGTGAAGATAGATCTCTTGGAACGCCGACAACTCTCTCATAAGCCCAGTCAAAAATGGTCATTATATGCGTAGTCAAAAATGAAGATAAAGTAGAAATACCTGAAATACTCCTACCAAAAATTCCAGCAAATTTGAGTGCAGATGTTAACAATCCTTTCTCAGGTAACTTAGAACCAACAATTAAAGACAAAATTGTAGTACACGTTACAATTAAAGTACTACACAGCGGAGCGACATCAAGTTGTTCACCAGCTTGTGCTCTGGGTTTAGTTAAAAATTCAATTAAAGATGTGTAATATGGTGTTAAATACGTAATTGCTTTCTGAATCAAAGCAAAACTCACAGAACAACTTACTAATAAATTAAAAAGCAAAGAAGCAACATTAATAGTAGTAGGATTATTTAAAACAGACGTTAGTTGAAGCAAAATACCAAAAGCCTTAGTAGATAATGCAGCGGTCGTAAAAAATGAACTATTCATAATAGATTCAATATGACCAAATAAAGAAGCAATTAAGCGTTCACCATCAACTTTAACAAAATTAATGTCAAAAAATCCTTGAGCCTTAACTTTAATTCTATCGAGAATATGTGGGGGTAAAGTTTCAATCGCTCGCACGAAAACATCACGCAGCGTATCTCCATCAAATAATCCACAAAAGGGTAACAAAAAATTATACCATGCTGAATCAACCTGACACAAAAACATTCGGTTTCCATAAACTGAAATTTTAGGCATCATTATAACTTGAGGCATGGGGTCACATTGTAAAATTGTATCCAAACACGAATCGTAAGTTGCAGCAAACGCGCGTCCTTTAAATATTTCAGCCAGAAAATCAGGTTCTTTAAGTAAATAACAATCAAGTGCGTCAGGTATCCGAGAACAGATAGCAATCTCTCGTAATCTGATCCAAGGACGTTCGGCATATTGATTTTCTTTATTCAAATAATCATTCAATTCAGAGCTGGATTCGTTATCAAGGGCAAAAGGCGCACTTCCACAGTTTCGATCATTAATAGAACTAGCCATTTTGAAGTGTATTCCTTAAAAAATAATCAGGTAAAAATGTATCCTATAAATATGTTTCGCAATAATCAGAAATGAAATCCATTTTACATCCATTATAATATTAAGTGTTGATATAATTCACAAATCCAATGCTGTGGAGTATCTCAAATATAGTGGGGATATATTCAAACTCCCAAGTAGAGGTAAAGCCGTATTAAAATAACAATATATAACGTTGGTATCAAATGTATCTTAAAGATACTTACTGTGTCTATAAGAATGCTCCAATTGAGCTAATTGCCTGAAAGAGATAGGTACGTATACTTCATCTTAGAGGTAGTACACAGGTTTGAATCGCCGTTTGTATATTGATATTAAAATAGCCTCTAAATGTTTACAACATACGGTGCGCCATGTGAAATATAGAGCAACCTGTTCTTATAACTTCATATAAAAATTCATTCAAAACATCATACATAGAAAGTCTAAATAGGTCCTTAAAACAATAAATAATATTTGTAAATACATCCTAAGAAACTTGAATCGAATGTACAACAAATACTAAATATATACTAAAAAGTGTTATAAATTCCATGTGTGTTCATACAGCTACAGAATATCGGCACAAATCCCTAACGTCATATCGAACCGCTCCTGTACCACTTAAGGTTTGAGAGGATGGGCTTCCCATGTTCGCCTAATAAATAGTGCGAGAGATGTGAGATATTCCGTGTGCGTGTA